CAGCTAAAGGTGCTGCACTTAAACGCTGGTTTAAAGAAGATTGGAAAGATGTTAGGACCGGCAAACCGTGCGGTAGACAGAAAGGGGAATCGCGAGGTACTCCGTATTGCCGACCTAGCAAACGAGTATCAACCGAGACCCCCAAAACTTCGGGTGAAATGACATCAGCTGAGAAGAAGTCTCGGATAGCACAAAAGAAAAGTCTTGGTCAGCCAGCAGGTAAACCAAGAAGAGTAACACCATTAAAACGTAGAAAGACAACTAGGAAGAAATAATGGCAACTTCAGGAACAGCAACATTTAATTTAGATTTAAATAATCTAGTCGAAGAAGCATTTGAACGATGTGGTAAAGAACTTCGTACAGGATATGATTTAAGAACTGCACGACGTAGTTTAAATTTATTGACTGCTGAATGGGCTAACCGCGGAATTAATCTTTGGACAATTGACGAAGGCACTGTGTCTTTAACTTCAGGAACAAGTAACTATAATCTTCCGACTGACACTATAGATTTAATAGAACAAGTGATTAGAACCGGTACAGGACAGAATCAACAAGATATAAATATAACAAGAATATCTGCTTCTACATGGGGTACAATACCTAATAAGAATGCAACGGGACGACCTATACAAGTGTGGATAAATAGACAAGCAAGTCAGCCACAAATTAATGTATGGCCTGCACCTGATACAAACAATTATACCTTTGTCTATTGGAGACTAAAACGTATTGAGGACGCAGGGAACGGCGTTACTACTCAAGACATTCCATTTAGATTCTTACCTTGTTTAGTTGCGGGGTTAGCATTTTATTTAAGTATGAAGTTACCAGGTGCTGAAGTAAGAACACAAATGCTTAAACAAGAATATGAAGAACAATGGATGTTAGCTTCAACAGAGGATAGAGAAAAAGCCGATTTAAGACTTGCACCCCGTCGGCAGTATTTATAAAGGATAAGCTATGGGACGAAAGTATACGTCTGGTAAACATGCCATAGCAGAATGTGATAGATGTGGTTTTCAATATAAGTTAAAAGAATTAAAAGACTTATTTATAAAGACTACAGAAACAAATATTAAAGTCTGCAAAGAATGTTGGGAACCAGATCATCCACAGAATATGCAGGGTATGTACCCAGTAGATGACCCACAAGCAGTACAAGATCCAAGACCAGATAGAAACTTGGAGCAGCAAAGAGATTATCAATATGGTTGGAATCCAGTTGGGCTTAATAATGGACTAGCATTACCAGACATAGAAGATGATTTAGAAGGTACCGGCGGGGTTGGCACGGTTACTGTAACAACAACTTAGGAGTATAATATGAATAAAGATAGAAAAGGCTGTAACCACACTTACAAGCAACCAGAAATGGTAGCAGTACCTAAAACAGGCGGATATCCTGAAACAGGTGTTAAAACTGCAGGTGTAGAAACACGTGGTAATGGTGCTGCAACAAAAGGCACTAAAGCTCGTGGACCAATGGCTTAAGGATAAACAATGGCAATGACATACTCAGAATTAGTAGCAGCTGTAAATTCTTATGCAGAAAATCAGTTTACTACTACTGATATAAATACTTTTATAGAGCAAGCTGAACAGCGTATTTACAATACAGTTCAGTTACCTGATATACGTCGTAATCAAACAGGTAATACAACTACAGGTAATAAATATTTGTCAACACCTACAGACTGGTTATCTACATTTAGTTTAGCAGTGATTGATTCAGATAATCAATATACATATTTGTTGAATAAAGATGTTAATTTTATTAGGGAGTCGTTTCCTGACACAGATGCGGCTTATTATGGGAAGCCTGAATACTATGCAATATTTGATGAGAACACCTTTATACTTGCTCCTACGCCAGACGACGATTACACTGTTGAGCTTCATTACTATTATTACCCTGAGTCTATCGTTACAGCTGGCACTAGTTGGTTGGGTGACAATTTTGATAGTGCTTTATTCTATGGAACTTTGTTGGAAGCAGCTACGTATCTTAAAGACGAAAGTGATATAATTCAAAATTATAATCAAAGATATTTAGAGGCTATGGCTTTATTAAAACAATTAGGCGATGGTAAAAATAGACGCGATAGTTATCGCAGTGGACAAGTAAGGTACCCAGAACAATGATATTAGACGGAATAGATTTTAAAGTAAATACAACATCTGGACGGGGTTTTACTCCTGAAGAATTAGCAGAGCGTGCATTAGATAAAATAATGTATGTGAGTAAAGATGCAAACCCTTTAATTAGGGAACAAGCGGAAGTTTTTAGGGGACATATTAAAGAAGTATTAATTAAGTACCTTAAACAAGCGGTGCAATCTGACCGCACAACTTTGGCAAATAAACTGCGAGAAGCAGGACATTCAGATTTAATTAAAATATTGGAGATATAATTATGGCAATCACTCAAGCAATGTGTACGTCATTTAAGGTTGAGCTTCTAAGTGGGGGTCATAACTTTAATACGACAAACGTAGCAAGAAGTGTTGATACAGCAGACACATTTAAAATCGCGTTGTACACTTCATCAGCTACATTAGATTCAACAACAACTGCATATTCAGTTACTAACGAAGTATCAGGTACAGGATATTCAGCGGGCGGAAACACTTTAACCATTTCACAAGTACCAACATCATCAAGTACAACAGCATTCTTAGACTTTGCTGATACTACATGGTCTTCTGCAACTATTACTGCAAACGGTGCGTTAATTTATAACAGTACTAACAGTAATACTGCTGTAGCTGTGTTAGCATTTGGTGGTGATAAGACTTCTACAAACGGCGACTTTTCTATTATTTTCCCAGCAGCAGACGCATCGAACGCTATTATTCGTATAGCCTAACTAGGAGGCTATAATGGCGTTGGTATTAAAAGATAGAGTCAAGGTTACATCAACTAGTACTGGTACCGGAACATTTACATTAGGTCCAGCCGCAACTGGCTATGATGACTTTTCTGTTATCGGCGATGGTAATACTACTTACTACACCATAGTTTTAAATACTGAGTGGGAAGTTGGTATTGGTACTTACACGACTTCGGGCACAACTTTATCTCGTGATACTGTCTTAGCTTCTTCTAACTCAGGTAGTTTAGTTAATTTTAGTGCAGGCACGAAAGAAGTGTTTGTTACCTATCCTGCAGATCGCAGTGTTAATACCGCTGACATAGGAACCATAGCTTCTCAAGATTCTGACAATGTATCTATCACAGGCGGTTCAATTGCTGTAACAGCAAACCCTACTACAGACTACCAAGTTGCAACTAAAACATATGTTGATTCTCTTGTAGCTTCAGCAATTCATTTTCATGACGCTGTTAGGGTAGAAAGTCCTGACTCTGCTGGAAACTTAAATGCTACTTATAATAATGGTACAGCTGGCGTTGGAGCAACTTTAACAAACGCAGGGACTCAAGCTGCTCTTGTTATTGATGGTGTTACTTTAAATACTAATGATCGAGTATTAATATATAACCAAACAGATGCTACTGAAAACGGTGTCTATACAGTTACAGATACAGGATCAGCCTCTACTAATTGGGTTTTAACTCGTGCTACTGATGCAGATAGCTATTCACCTTCAACTGCAGACGGTCTTGATGAAGGCTCGTACTTTTATGTAACGGAAGGCGATACAGGCGCTGGAGAATCTTATATATGTAATACAGTAGGAACTATAACGTTTGGTACAACAGATATTAGCTTTGTATTATTTAGTTCTACTTTGAATTATGTTGCAGGCACTAACATTGATATTACAGGTACAACCATAGCCTTAACAGGACAAGTTGCTATCGCTAATGGAGGCACTGGAGCTTCAACAGCTTTGGGAGCTAGAACTAATTTAGGGCTAGAGATAGGTACAGATGTCCAAGCTTGGGATGCGGGACTAGATGATATAGCAGGACTAGCAGTTACTGATGGCAACATTATAGTTGGTGATGGGGCTAATTGGGTTGCAGAATCAGGTTCTACCGCTAGGACAAGTTTAGGAGTTCCAGCTAATGATGGCACAGGGGCAACAGGTACTTGGTCAATTAGCATCTCTGGAAACGCGGCTACAGTAACAGACGGAGTCTACACTTCAGGTTCATATGCTAACCCTTCATGGATAACTTCATTAGATGATGGCAAAGTGCTACCGTCAATGACAGGTAATAGCGGAAAATACTTAACAACAGATGGCACTAATAGTAGTTGGGATGATGTCCCCTCACCAAATAATGGCACTCTATCTTTAACAACATCAGGTACAGGACTAAGTGGTTCAGCTACATTCACTGCTGACCAAGCGGGAGCAAGTACATTTACTGTGACGTCTAATGCTACAAGCAGTAATGTTTCTTCTAGTATCGTAGCTCGTGATGGATCAGGTAACTTTAATGCAGGAATAATTACAGCGTCATTAGCAGGTAACGCTGCAACTGTAACTAATGGTGTTTATACAACTGACATCGGTGTAACTGTTCAAGAATATGATGCAGACACAGCAAAGTATGATGATACAACTGCTAATTTTACAGGAACATTACAAAATGGTGGATCAAATGTAGTTGTAGACGCAGACATTAATTCAACAGTTTTAGGATATGTAGCACCAAGCACATCAGGCAATGTATTGACCTCTAATGGTTCTGCATGGACATCAGCAGCACCTTCGGCTGGGGGAATAACTTATGTTGTAAAGACAGCTAACTATACAGCCTCTGCTAATGAAGGTGTTATAGCAGATACATCAGGTGGAGCATTTACAGTAACTCTTCCAACCTCTCCCTCAACAGGAGATCAAGTAGTCGTAGCTGACGGTGCTAATTGGTCTACCAATAACTTAACAGTAGGTAGAAATGGTTCTACTATAGACGGCACAGCCGAAGATTTAGTATGTGATTTAGAAGGTGTTAGTATCCAGTTCGTATATGATGGCTCTACTTGGGAAGTTTATGCTCTAGCAGCTTCATCTACAGACTTATCAGATTTTGCTAAATATGGTGACACAACAGCTAACTTTACAGGCACACTACAAAATGGCGGTAGCAATGTTCTAGTCGATACAGACATTGGCTCTACTGTAGGTTACCCAAATATCCCTGCGGTGGGAACTAAAACAACTTCTTATACTTTAGCAACAGGTGATGTAGGTAAATATGTTCAAGTAGGTACAGGAGGTTCTATTACTATTCCTAATTCTACTTTTTCTGAAGGTGATGCAATTACTATATTTAACAACACAACAGGTAATGTCACTATAACTTGTTCAATTACTACAGCATATATTGCTGGAACAGATACAGATGTAGCTTCAGTTACTTTAGCAACAAGAGGTCTAGCAACCATATTATTTATTAGTGGTACTGTATGTGCTATATCAGGTAATGTGTCATGAGCGGGATACAGTTAATGTTTTTAGGTCAGGCTCAACAAGGTGGAGCAGATGTTGCATACACTAGCTTCTCAACTCTATTAGATAATACATCATCTACAAAAACTTTTACTTCTGTTGATATAGGAACACCTGATGCAGATAGATATGTAATTGTAGCTTTACAGTGGGTTACTGATGCATCTTCAACAAGTTTAAGCTCTGCAACAATTAATGGGGTTTCTGCATCGGTAACTACATCTCGTAGTGTTAGTTTTAATACTGCACATGGCGTATTTTTTGCTAAAGTTCCAACAGGAACTTCGGTAACTATAGTAGCTAATCTGTCAGGTACAACTCTTACAACTTATAATGAGAACATAGCAATTTACACTATTAATGCTTCTAGTATAAGTTTAGAAAGAAATTTAAGTATATTCCAAACTGGAACAAATTCAGTAGCTTTTACAGACCCAGCAAATGATTTTGATGTTGCAACAAATGAATTTTTAATAGGCAATACAACATTAAATGGAGTTCGAGAGGATACGTCAGTAGATGAATTAACTGAAGATACTTATCAAACATCTGCAGCAGGATCAAATTTTTATGCAAGTTATAATAATAATACAGAGTCATCACAGCTAATTGCTCCTACTTTCTCTTGGGGTGGCGATACTTTAAATGCTACAGCTAGTATTTATAAATTTTCTTATTCTTAAAAAAGGAAACTAAATGTTTATTAAACTTACAAACAAAACCAGAATAAAATAAGGATAAAAAATGGCTTTACTATCAAATATTATAACACCTTCAAATGTCCTTAAAGATAGTGACATAGGCACAAGCGTACAAGCATACGATGCAGATACCACAAAGAATGATGTTGCTAATACCTTCACTGCTAAACAAACTAGTGTAGCAGTTAATGATTATGACCCAGCAATAGAAATTCTTTCAAATACCTCAGCTACAAATTGGGCTAGACTTGATATAAAAAATCAAAATGTAACAGAACCTCTTATAATATATCAAAACGAAGAAGGTACTGGAGTTTTTAGAACAAACGGAGAATACCCAGTACAAATCCAAACTAATGGTACAACTAAAATGACTGTCACCTCTACTGGTAGTGTAGGTATTGGTACTGCGAGTCCTTCTTACAAACTAGATGTATCAGGTATTGCTCGTGCTACATCATTCCTTGAGACAGTAGTCGCAGTGACAGGAACAACCCCTGCTATTTCAGCAAACAGTGGCAATATACAGACATGGACATTGTCTGGCAACTCAACACCAACAGATAGTTTAGCTGCAGGTCAAAGTATAACATTAATGATTGATGACGGCTCTGCTTACACCATTACATGGACATCTCTAGTAGACCAATGGATTGGTGGTTCTGCTCCAACACTAGCGACAACAGGTTATACAGTAATAGAGTTATGGAAAGTAGCTGGAGTAACCTATGCTGCTTATGTTGGAGATTTAAGCTAATGAGTATATTAGCACATGGATTAAGAGCAGCCTCAGGTAATATAGCAGAGGGGCTTACACTTGTTGATACTTATGGTTTTTCAGATGTAGAGATTACTAGTTTTCCAATTACTATTCCTGTAGAAGAAAATGATTTAGTTTTATTTCTCCATGCAGATGCTAGTACAACAGCAGGTTCATTAAGTTTAAATGTTACAGATATTGATTTAGCTACAACAAGTAACGGACAAAGTGCTACAAGACTATCCTATTATGTTGTTGCAAGTGGAGTTAGCTCAATAACAATGAATGATGGTTCTGTTGATGGTGGAATTGCAATGGTGTTTAGAGGAGCAGATGTTTCTGCAGCACCACAATATTCAGTTGCTGATTCAGCAAGTGGAAACGCAGACCCTGCATCAATAACAGCAACAATTAACCCTGAAGACTATATAGCTGTATTAGTTGGGTATGATAGAAATGTAACTATAACAGGGTATCCGTCAGGATATGATGTGCAATATTCTTCGCAAGATGATATAGCTGTTGCAGGCGTAACCAAAACGGACATTACTGCATCGTCAGAAGACCCAGGCACTTTTACTAATACTTCAGATGGCTGGGGAGTATATACAGTTCTTGTTAAAACATTAGGTTTAAATTACGAAGCAGACTTTGGAACACCTGATTACACCATAACATCTTTTCCAAGCACAGGAACTGGAGTTGGTAATGGTAGTAACGATGCACTGATTGCTATAGACGCAACCATTGGGTCAGCAAACGGGTTATTAATGGAAGCAGGAGGCACTGGAGATGGACTATCTATTGGGGTTGATGACGGAACTTTACGAGTAAGAGGGTATGACGGAAGCACGGCTTGGACAAGTATTGATGACACATTAACAGCATATTTAGAAATAGATATATCTGCTTATACAGGAACATTTTGCACATATTATTTTGCATTTGATACAAGTAATAGTAGACAGCTAAAAGCATATGTCCAAGTAGGCGGTAAAGGAAGTGCTAATGAATTAGTATCGTTAGGAACAAACTCTGCCGCATCATCTGCTGATTCACTTTGGGGAAGTGCAGGTAAAGGATATGGTCAAGTTAACGGAACTGCTGCAGATCTTGGAACAAATTATATGGTTAACTATACAGGAACAATAAATGAAATTAGATACTGGGCTGAAGATGCAGCGCTAGATGTATCGACTTTTGGAACACTATAAGGATATAAAATGTTTATTATAATTACAAACGATGGACCTAAAAAATATACAATAGGTCAACTTCGTCAAGATAACCCAAATGTCTCTTTTCCTAAAGAGATTCCGTTAGAAACTTTAGCAGAATATAATGTATACCCATGCACATTGGCTGAAACACCTGACTATAACAATGCAACACAATATATAACAAAGGGTATACCTGTAGAAGTTAATGGAGCTTGGATACAGCCTTATGATATTCATGACTACACAACAGAAGAAATTATAGAAAGAGAACAACAAGAAGCAACGGAAGTAAGAGCAAAAAGAAATCAATTACTCAAAGATTCAGATTGGACTCAAATACCAGATTGCACAGTAGATAAAACAGTATGGGCAACATACAGACAAGAATTACGAGATATTACAATTCAAGAAGGTTTCCCATTTAATGTAACATTTCCTGCGATGCCTGAATAATGTTTGGATTTAGCCCATTTAGTGAAGTACCCTTTTCTTCGGAGTTAGTTACCGAAGCAGTTAATGTAGCCGTATCGGTTACTGGGGTTGAAGCTACAGGGCAAACAGGTAATGTTGTAGCTGAATCTAATAATTATATTGATGTTGTTGGTGTTCAAGGTACTACTGAACTTGGCGACATTACTTTAGTTGCTACAGCTGTAATTGATGCGATAAGAAATGACGCTACAGGTCAAATAGGCACCGTAGTAGTCGCAGCTAACGCAGATGCTATTGTTACAGGTAATGAGGCTACAGGTGAAACAGGCACAGTTACATTTGATGCAAAAGCTGTAGTTAATGCAGTTGGTGTTCAAGGTACTACTCAGCTTGGCGAAGAAGTAGTAGATGCTAAAGCGGTTGTTAATGTAACAGGTAATGAAGCGACAGGTGAAACAGGCACTGTAACAACAGTATCTAAAGCCGTAGTTAATGTAACGGGCAACGTTGGTACTACTCAACTTGGTGAAGAAGTAGTTGTAGCAAAAGCAGTAGTAAATATAAATGGTAATGAAGCTACAGGCGAGACTGGTACAGTTACATTTGATGCAAAAGCTGTAGTTAATGTAGTTGGTAATGTAGGTACTACACAATTAGGATTAGCTGAAGTTAAAGCCAATGCGGATGTTGATGTAACTACCGTAGCAGGGTTCACTCAAGTAGGCAATGTTATAATAATTGCTAAAGCAGGTGTGACCCCAATAGGAGTGAGCGCTACAGGCTTTGTAAATAAGGTATTGGTATGGGGTGAAGTAGACGATAACCAAACAGCTGATTGGGGTAATATAAATGATGCTCAAACACCTAATTGGGTTGATGTAACAGATACACAAACAGCTAACTGGACTGACATAATAGATACTCAATCACCAGGATGGACAGATGTAAATGATGAACAAACAACAGAATGGACGGAGATAGCAGCATGATAAAAGTTGAAGCAAAGAAAAAAGAAGACGGGTCAGTTGAGTGTGCATACGAAGTAGGACTTGAATGTTCTCATTGTGGTATGTCAGTTGACGCAGATGAATACAAATCTGGAATCTGTTCTGATTGTGGTGAAGTTTGGAATGAGAAAAAGCATATCGGTATCTACGTTACAAGCATTCCAATGTCGGGCAAAACAAGATAAAATAATGAAAAAATAAGGATTTATTATGGCAAGTACATATTCAGATTTAAAATTTGAGCTTATCGGCACTGGTGAACAGTCAGGTGTTTGGGGAGCTACTACCAATATTAACTTAGGCACAGCAGTTGAAGAGGCTATTTCAGGTTCAGCAGACGTAGCGTTTACTGGATCAGATGTAACTTTAACATTAACAAACACTAATGCTTCTCAAGCTGCACGTAACCTAAGACTAAATTTAACAGGTACTTCTGGCGGGGCAAGAACCTTAACAGTGCCTACAATTGAAAAATTATACATCATCAATAATAATTTAGCTGATACTGTAACAGTAAAAACTGCGGCCGGTACTGGGATAAATATACCTAGTGGAGAAGCTTTTTTAGTATTTGTAGATGGGACTAATGTTGTTAATGGTATTACTAATATAAACCTTACTGCACCGGTTCCTATATCTTCAGGAGGAACTGGAAGCTCTACAGCTTCTGGAGCAAGAACAAATTTAGGATTAGTTATTGGTACCGATGTTCAAGCATATGATGCAGGTTTACAAGATATATCTGGATTAGCTTTAACTGATGGTAATTTTATTGTAGGGGATGGTGCTAATTGGGTAGTTGAATCAGGAGCTACAGCTAGAACAAGTTTAGGCTTAACAATAGGTACCGATGTTCAAGCATATGATGCAGGTTTACAAGATATATCTGGATTAGCTTTAACTGATGGTAATTTTATTGTAGGGGATGGCGCTAATTGGGTAGTTGAATCAGGAGCTACAGCTAGAACAAGTTTAGGTTTAGGTACAGCAAGCGACGTTCAGTTTGATTCTTTTGGCGTAGGTACAGCTGCATCGGGAACAACAGGTGAAATTAGAGCTACTAATAATATTACTGCATATTACTCATCTGATATTAAGTTTAAAGAAAATGTAAAAGATATAGATAACGCTCTTGATAAAGTAAACCATATTGGTGGTAAAACTTTTGATTGGACTGCTGACTATATTAAAGATCACGGTGGTGAAGATGGCTACTTTGTTCAAAAACATGATATAGGTGTTATTGCACAAGATGTTAAAGCAGTGCTTCCAGAAGCTGTAAGAGAAAGAGAAGATGGTTCACTAGCAGTTGACTATCCTAAATTAGTGTCTCTTGCGTTCGCAGCGATAAGAGAGTTAAAAGCAGAAATAGAACAATTAAAAGGTAAATAATTATGACAATGCCCGCATCAGGACAAGTGTCGTTAAATGAGGCTAATGTTGAACTAAGAAATTCAGCTACGGCAGTGATTAGTATGAATGATACTAATGTTAGGGGTTTAGGAGATAAGGCTTCAGGAGCTATAGCTTTTTCTGACTTTTATAATCGTTTTTATACCTACTATGGTCAGGAATTATTTACAGAAACAGGTGTGAGTACATGGACCTGTCCTGCTAATGTAACAAGTATATCTGCTGTTTGTGTAGGTGGCGGAGGAGGTGGAGCAGGTGGAGGCGCTGGTGGACCTGGCGGAGGCGGTGGAGGCCTTGGTTACAAAAATAACCTTACTGTAACTCCCGGAGAAACTTATTATGTACTCGTTGGTAGGGGTGGAGCTCGTACAGGGTCAAATGATCCATATAACGATGGTGTAGGAAGTCATTTTATTATATCTGATTCGGCTCCGGTAAATGTTATTAATGCATCAACTTCTAGCTCTGTAGCTACTATAACTACCGATTCTGCTCATGGATTGATTGTAGGAGACACTGTAAGCGTTGATTCAAGATGGAAACCTATTAACGGAGAATTTACTGTTAAATCAGTGCCTTCCTCAACTCAGTTTACATATGACATTATTCTACCTGCTAAACTTATACAAAAAGCACCTAATCAGGATGTAAATTATACAATTGTGTCAACGGGCACTACAGACTTCACTCAGTTTGGCGCAGCTAATAGTAACCCAGGAACCACCTTTAATGCTTCCACTGCAGGTAATAAAGTAGTAGACCCTGGAACTGGAACTGTTAAAATAACTAACTTAACTACAAATTCGTATGGTCCTTATAACCCTAATGGATATGCTTGGAAAGGCGCTACGATAGTAAGAGGTGGAGGAGGAGACTCAGGAAGTGGTTCCAGTGGAGGAGATTGGGCTCCATCTAGAACTTGTATGGGTGGAGTATTCATTGGCGACGGTGGCGCTTTTGGAAGATCTCCAAGAAATACTGATCCGACTACTGCAGGTAGTGGGGGTGGTGCTGCTGGATATGATGGTGATGGAGGCAGTAATTCAGGAGGTTGTGGTGCTAATGGTTCAGGTTCTAACTACCGTGGCGGTGGCGGCGGTGGTGTGGGTTTATACGGAGAAGGAAGTTCAGCAACAAACCCTCCAGCCTCATACAGAGGTGGTGGTATGGGAGGCTCTAGTAATATTGTAGTAGCTGATTTTTCTGGCACTACTATGACCGTATCTTCTGTAACTTCTGTAGGTAACTTAAAAGTAGGAAGTTATATATTTGATGACTCAGTCGCTAGAAATTATGATAACAGTGCTAATAGAACCGTTGCAGGTTCAGGCGGAGCAATTCCTTTAGGAACCTATATCACTGCATTAGGTACAGGTACTGGCGGAGTAGGAACTTATACTATAAGCACATCTGTGACTGCATCTTCAGTTTCTGTAGGTTCATTTGCTGATGGTATTGGAGGATGGCGCGGAGGTACACATGACTCAACAGGTACCACTGCAATTACAGGACTAACGGCTAATGAATATGCTAGCGTTTCAAGTGCAGGTGATAGTGATTGGACTCTTATCGGTGCTCCTGATAGCGTTAGAGGTGCAGGGTTTGTAGCCACTGGAGCAGGTACAGGTACTGGTGTAGCATTTAATGGTGGTTTTGGTAATAGTTATGGCGGTGGCGGTGGAGGACATGATAGTTCTTCTGCAGGACAAGGTTCACAAGGCGGGGTTCGTTTAATATATGGACAAGGTAGAGTTTTCCCTGCAACATTAACAACGGATCAACCTGAAGGCTTTAACTTTGGAACAGCAACATAATATGAAAGATTGGTATTGGTATTTTTGTGTTAGCTTAGGAGTTATTTTTGGACTGCTTGTAGCTGAATATACTTTTGCTGTTTTAATTAAATAAGGAGTTTTAATGTTAAGTATTTTATCTAGTATTTTAGGATTTGCTACATCAGGTTTACCAAGCGTTTTAGATTATTTTAAAAATAGATCAGACCAAAAACATGAACAAACAATGGCAAGATTGGAAATGGAAAGAGCTATGGAAATGGCTAAGGCAGGCTTTGCTTCACAAGAACGTATTGAAGAATTTAGAACAGACCAAGTGGAAATGGAAACCTACGCACAAGAAAGAGTGGCGATGTATAAGCACGATGAAAAAATGGCGAAAGATGCGTCTCCTTGGGTTATTAATCTCCGTGCTAGTGTTCGCCCCGTTATCACCTATATTTTTGTTTTTATTGTATTATTTATCGACATTGTAGGTTTAATTTGGGCTATACGATCAGGCGTAGATTTTGTAACTGCATTAGACATTATATTTTCACAAGAAGAAATGGCAATATTTGCAAGTATTATAGGGTTTTGGTTTGGTTCTAGGCATTGGGATAGATATCGATAATGAAAACATCAGCCACAGGCATTCACCTCATCAAGCATTTTGAGGGTGTACGATATAGACCTTATAGGTGTAGTGGGAATGTTTGGACTGTAGGATGTGGACATGCTTTGTATCCTAGACAACTAGTGATGAACTTAGCTGATAGAAAAGAATATAAATTAAAACCAGAAGATAATAGAACATGGACAAAGGAAGAAGTAGATGGTCTTTTACGATATGATTTACAGCGATTCGAACGTGGCGTACTTCGTCTGCTGGGTTCTCTGCAACCAACACAGTCTGAGTTTGATGCTCTTGTCAGCTTTAGCTTTAATCTTGGTTTGGGGACATTTCAAAGATCGACAATTCGGTCGGCATTTCTCCGTGGTG